GATTACTTCTCAAGATATGACTTTAAGCATTGAAGATTTAACCAAGCGTTATATCCGACCTGCTGCTATGGAATTAGTACAGAAAGTAGAATCTGATATTGCAGACGTTTATAAATACGTTGGTAACTTTATCGGTACTGCTGGCACTACTCCTAGTACATTCCTATCAATCGCTAATGCTCAAGCTTTGTTATTCAAGCTAGGTGTACCTGAAGATCAACAATGGTGTGCTTTCTGGAATCCTGATGCTTCTGTTTCTTTAGCTGACGGCCTTAAAGGTGTATTTGTTCAAGGTATTGCTAAAAATGCTATTGAACGTGCTTCTTTTGGTATGTATGGCGGGTTTGATAACTTCCGTAATAACTCTATTAAGTCTCACACTGTAGGCGTTAATACTGGTACTCCTTTAGTTAATGGTGCTTCTCAATCTGTAGCTTATTCGGCTTCAGGTGATTCATGGACTCAATCATTGATTACTGATGGCTGGACTAACTCCACTACTGATATTTTACTAGCAGGTGATGTTTTCACTATTGCCGGTGTTAATTCAGTTAACCGTAGAACTAGAGAAGACTCAGGAAGCTTGCAGACTTTCACTGTAACCGCTGATTTAACCAGTGGCGCGTCTACTGGCCCAGCAACTGCGACTATATCGCCTCCTATCATAATCTCTGGCCCATATCAGACTGTTACGGCTGCTCCTGCGGATAACGCAGCGATTACCGTCAAGACTGGTACAGGTGGCGTTTCATACCCTCAGAATTTAGCGTTTCACCCTAATGCTATCACTTTGGCTATGGCCCCTCTTGACTTGCCTACAGACGGTGTATCAAGTGCTCGCGAATCTATGGATGGTATTAGCATTCGTACAGCTAGACAGTATTCTATCACTACTGATGTGACTACTTTCCGTGCTGATATTCTATATGGTGTTAAAGCACAGAATCCTGACTTTGCAGTACGCATAACAGGCTAGAAATATAAGGGGTGTAAAAGCCCCTTTTTCTAATTAACGGAGAATATTATTATGGGTTTAAATACTCGATTTGAAGTACCTGATGCTGTTAACAGCTATTGTTAATGAGCTAGTAGCAGACGTTACCGCACTACGCGCTAATTTAAACGCTGGAGAAGGTTAGAATGAAAACGTGGGTTTATCATAAAGATCAAGAGCCAAAGATTATCAACTTAGTTGATTTAAAAGAATTTATTGCAAATGATTGGCGTGATAGCCCTGCGGCTTTCTTAAACTATACTGATGTCGGTATAGATATGAAGAAACTAGAAGAGAAAGACGATAAAGAGATTTTAAAAGCCTCACAAGTATTTGATGCCGTTGAAGGTATTAGAGAATGTTTAAATGGTGAGCTGAATTTAGAGGAAATGAGTAAAGATGAGCTAGAAGCTTATAGTAAAAAGCATTTTGATTTTGACATTGATAGGCGTAGAAGTAAGAAGCGCTTAGTCGTAGAAATAAGAGAGATGATTAATGACAACAGCTAGTGATGTAATTAACGGCTCATTAAGAAAGCTAGGAATTAATGCCTCTGAAACAGGTATAAGTGATGCTGAAATGGCAGACGGTTTAGAAGACTTAAACGATTTAGGCGAGGCTAACGGTTTATTCCCTGCTATGTCTAGTGCCTCAGATACAATAAGAGTGCCTAGAGGCTTAGACGGTGCTCTAAAATTAGTCTTAGCTGAGAAGCTACAACCTGATTATCCTAACGTACAATTATCCCCTCAATTAGCTAAAGCTTTTGTATCTGCCTGGGATGATATATGGCGTATTAGCAATGGTTCAATAGTTGTTAATTTTCCTAATACAGTACCGCAAGGCTCAGGTAATCAAGACAATGCATACCTTTGGGGTGATGAGTTCTTTAATCAGCAGGAAACACCTAACTTTTAATGTATTCGCTACCTATAGCAACAGGCTTTTATACAAGCGAAATATTACCTTTAGCGGCTCAAACTTGCTCTAATTGGATACCTATTATTACTGAAAAGGGCGCTTTAAATCAAAGAGCCTTATTAGATAGATGCGGGCTAACCTCCTTTGCTACACTCTCAGGCTCTCATAGAGGGGCTATAGACCATAACGGTACATACCTAACAGTAAATGGTACAACGCTCTCTAGCGTTACCTCAGCGGGTGTAGTGGCTACTATAGGCACGATTGCAGGCAGTGGCATGGTATCTATGGCTAAGAATGATGATTTTGTTGTATTTGTTAATAACCTAGGTGCAGGATATTACTATAATGGCTCAGCAGTCATACTAATAAGTGATGGTGATTTTTTACCGGCTAGTACGGTTGTGTTTATTGATGGCTACTTTGCTTTTAGTGCATTAGATGGAAGTAAGTTCTTTATAAGCGCAACTAATGATCCCTCATCTTATGCCGCGCTAGATAGAAGCACAGCAGAGGAAAGGCCAGACCCTATCAAAGCTTTATATGTTTACAACAATCTATTGCACGTTGCTGGCACTGAAACTACTGAAAAATATAACAATATAGGCGGTGTAGCTTTCCCTTTTCAAAGAAGGAATCAAGCTGCAAATTCTATTGGCTGTTATGCAAAATTTACCCCTATTGAATTAGGTAATAGCTATGCTTTTATTGAGGCGCTCAAGTTTATTTATTAACAGGCGGTCAGCCTCAAGTTATATCTACTACAGCTATTGATACATTAATACAAGGCTTTACAGAGGCACAAATAAATAACGCCTTCTCGATGGTATGGGAGCAGAACGGTCAACATATATTAGCTATAACATTAAATAGCGATACGGTAACAGATAGGACTATTTGCTTTAATACTAAAAGCGGGGAATGGTTCGAGTTTAAATCAGGTGTTACTTCATTTAGAGGTAGGTCAGTAACTAAAGTTTACGGTAAATTATTAGTAGGTGATGACTCAAACAAGGTAGGATATTTTGATAGCTCTATAAATAATGAATATGGAAATACTATATTTAGAGAGAAGGCTTCACAGCCGTTTTTAAGTGAAGACGGGGAAGAGTATAGAATAAGTATGATTGAGGCATGGATGCAAGCAGGTACGGGTACAGGCACTCTTAACCCTCAGTTGATGATGGATTTCTCAGATGATTTAGGGCGCACCTGGTCTAATGAAACATGGCGTACTATCGGCAAGGTTGGAGAGTATGGCAAGCGCTCGCAATGGCGTAAACAAGGTTTAGCGACTAGAGACAGGGTCTATAGATTTAAAGCTTCTGATGATGCTGTATTTAATTTTATGAAGTTGACAGCAGAATGAAGATAACCCAACAAATAAGCGCACCTGATAGGGCGTTAGTTATTATTGTTGACGGTGAGGCATCTGCTGAGATGTCAGAATTTTTAGAACATATTGAAGATAGAATTAATTTATCTTTTGTAGGTACAGGCACACCAGAAAGTCAAATAACGGCAAATATCGGCTCTATATATCATCGGTTAGATGGTGGGGCTAATACCTCTTTTTATGTTAAAGAATCGGGTACAGGAAATACAGGTTGGGCGGCTAAGTAGCTAATATAAAGAGATTAAAGTATAGTAAGTACTAACTAAGGTTAAAGATTATGGTAGAACGAGCAAACAGATACGGGGCTGACAACTCGTGGGCAGGACGTAGAGAGCAGTCTAAGTGGGGTGATACCTATATGATGGAAGGTGGCTCTGGTGCGCGTAGAGCCGAGATACTTCAAGGCGTTGGATTGTCTGAAGATCAATTAACCCCTGATATGTTAGCTCAACTAAATTCTATTATGGGACACGCTGAAGCAGGCGAATATACAACCTATGGCGATAAGCTAAAAGGATTCAATGAGACTGCTCCGGCTGCATTAGTTCAAGCTCAGCAATTACTACCTTATCAGCAACAAGGTCAAGCAGGGCAGCAAAAACAAGATATATATTCTCAAACTTCACTAGATGCTAATACTCAACAAAGAGCGCTATTAGGTTTAGACGGTGCAGGTGCTATGAATGCTGCCTATAATGAAAACCCTGCTCAAGCTTTCGCAAGACAGCAATCTGAAAAGGCTAGGGTACGCAATCGTGCAGTAACAGGCGGCTTAGGTGATGAGGGTGTACAAAGAGAATTAAACCAATTAACTAGCGGCTATACTAATCAGAACATACAGAATCAATTACAACAATTAAGCGGCTTAACAAATAGAGGCGTGAATGTAGCGGGCAGTGAAGTTGGTAGAG